GTGGGCCAACTTCCACGACGGCTTCGGCCTGAACGAGGACGAGCTGGCGCGCAACGGCATCATCCTGACCGACGACGCCTCCGCCCAGATGACCGGCGCCGAGGAAGTGCAGATCGTGAACCTCCTGAAGGAAAACCAGCTGGCGCTGAAGGACGGCGCGCAGGAGGAGTTCGACCTCGAGATGCACCTCGACGGCACGCAGGACGCTGACGCGGCTGTCGGTCTGGACGGCCTGATCTCGACGACCCCGGCGGTCGGCGCGGTCGGCGGCATCGACCCGGCCCTGGCGGCCAACGCCTACTGGCGCAACAACGTCAACCTCGGCATCAACACCGGCACGGCGGGCAACCTCGTGCAGGAGATGGAGGAGACCTGGCGCGCCTGCACCCGCTACGGCAAGGGCATGCCCGACTACATCGTCGTCGGCGCGGCCTTCCTCGATGCGTACCGCAAGGACGCGCTGAGCACCATCGAGCGCCACAACAACGGTGCCGGCGTGTCGCGCGGCGGTGTCTCGATGGACGCCTCCACCACGAAGCTCTACTTCAAGGGCATCGAGCTGGTGTGGGACCCGACCTTCGAGACCCTCGACGAAATCCAGGGCGTGATCACCTACCCGTGGACCAAGCGCTGCTACTTCCTCAACTCGAAGTACCTCCGCCTGCGTCCGCTGCACGGCCACTGGATGGTCAACCGCAAGCCGCCGCGCGTGTACGACCGCTACGTCCACTACTGGGGCGTCACCAGCAAGTACCGCCTGACGACCAGCAAGCGCAACGCGCACGCCGTCCTGTCCATCGCCTGATCCACGCAAGGGCCGGCGCCCAGAGCCTTGGGCGCCCGCCTGGAGAACACACCAATGACCATGCAGCAGAAGATCACGGCCGTCGTCACCTCGGTGGACATCGGCACCCCCATCGAGCTGAACGCCTCGCCCTTCATGGGCGGCGCCGGCCGCAACGCCCTCGTCAAGATTCCGGTCCTGCCGCTGACCAGCACCATCCTGCTCCAGGGTGCCGGCAACTCGGGTGAGGGCGTGCCTGCCGAAGGCTCGTCCGATTGGTCCACGATCCTGACGATCACCAGCGCCAGCGAGCAGAACCAGGAAATCGAGCTTCCGCAGTACATCCGCTGGAACACGACCGTCCTGGACGCCGATGGTCCGAACGTCAACATCTACCTGGAAGGTGTCCAGTGAGCAACGCAACCAAGCAGCTGAACGAAGTCATCGTCGAGATCACCCGTGATCCGATGATGAAGCCGTCGACGACGGTCTACGCGCACGAGGTGGAAATCCTCAAGCACATCCACGGCGAGGATGCCGTGCGTGTCGTCGAGAGCTACCAGGTCTACGCCCCGGAAGGCTTCACGGTGGAGGACGAGTTCGAGCGTCTGCGCCTGAAGTACAACCGCCGGCTGAAGCCGGGCCAGCCGGACCTCCTGCGGGAAGCCTTCCCGCGTGGCGTGTTCGACCTGGCCGATGCGCTCTCGATGCGCCTGAGCGGTTCGGTCAAGACCAAATACCAGACCGAGTCGATCCAGAAGACCCGCAACGACCGCCGCGTCGTCAACGCCGACACCGACACCACCAAGCCGGAGCGCGTCGACGTTCGTCATACCGATGGCGGCGACGTCGTCGACAAGACCGTCCCGGTGCGCGTGAAGTCCGATGTGCCGGCCGATGCCGATGCGCCGGCCAAGGTGAAGAAGACGGTCAAGGCGAAGGCTACGGCCAAGCCCAAGACCGCTGCCAAGCCGGCGAAGGCCAAGACCGCCAAGGCCAGCTGATCGGCCCTGCGTTGAAACACCGAACGGCCGGGGAAACTCGGCCGTTCGTTTAGGAGGCGTCACCAATGGCCAATCTTCTGCTCGTCCCCTCGGGCATCAATGACAGCAACCTCAACAGCCCTCCGGTCTATTACGTCAACGGCGTCATGATCGTTGAAGGCGAGCTTGACTACACCTTCGTCGGAAATTCGCTTGCCGATGCTGTTGCCGGCTCGTCCCTCTCCGCGTCCGGGTTCATCTCCATTGGAGGCAACGACAACCCGTACTTCTGCGTTCGAGACGAGGACGGCAACAACCTGTACTCCATCGCTCTCCCGGAGGAGACCCAGGTGGACGTCAGCTTCAACGTGCAGCTTCCGGCAGGGAAGTCGTGGAAGTTCGGCATCTTCATCGCTCAGGACGACATCAGGACCTACTCTTGTCCCGCGATCACGCTGAACCTGGTGCCGACCCCGAGCGAAGCGGTGAGCTACAACTGCGACTGCGACGAGGGCGACAACAGCTTCGAGTCGAAGACCCTGCTCGAGCTGCGCCAGGACATGCTGATCGATCTTGGCTACAGCCAGCAGCTCAACAACCCGCCGACCGGCATCGTGCTCAAGATCGACCGCGCGCTGCAGCGTGCGCAGCGCTTCCTCTATCTCGAGCACGAGGAATACCGCATCTCGCGCTACTACACCTGGGAGATGGTGCCTGGCGTTCGCTTCTACGACCTGATCGCCAACACCGACGCCTGCACCAAGAAGCTGTCCCCGGATCGCATCGAGTGGGCCGGCATGAGCGACGGCGACCGCTGGTACCCGCTTGGCTATGGCATCCCGGCCGAGTTCTATTCCGACCCGCAGATCGTCGGCCGCCCGTACCGCTACGAGATTCGCCAGTGCATCGAGGTGTGGCCGGCGCCGGAAGTTGACACGCTCAAGCTCCGCATCAAGGGCGAGTTCGGCCTGCTGCCGTTCCTGGTGGACGCCGACCGCACCACGATCAATCCGGACGCCGTCTTCAACTGGGCGATGTACACCTTCCTCAACAGCAAGGGCGAGACCGCCAAGGGTGAGACCTACGCGGCCCTGGCCAACGCGATCCTGGATCAGCGCACCGCCGCCGGCCACGGCACCGCGCGCTATGTCCCCGGCACCGTGGTGCGCTCGCCTGAGCCGCGTCCGATCTTCCTGGGCCTGGAAGAATGACCCGCCCCGTCGTCCTTGCCAGCCTGAAGACCGGCATCACGCGCCTGCGCGAGAAGGGCGGCGCGAACCCGCAATCGCTCTACGACCTGGTCAACGGCTACGTCGACGAAAGCGGATCGCCCACCAGCCGACCCGGCGTCAAGGCCTTCCACGCCATAGGCAGCACCGGCACGAAGGGGATGACCACTTTCAAGGGCAAGGTCATCGTGTTCGCCAACACGGTCACCGATCCCGGCGACGCGCGATTCCAGTGCCTGGTGCTGCGCCACCCGACCGACCCCGCCGCGCTGATCCGCACGATCCACTACTCGCGGCCCATCGCTGGTGCGCTGTACGTCATCGCCGAGTTCGACGACGACGCGGTATACCACTACTGGATGCAGGAAGCTCCGGTGTGGCAGGCCAACACGATCTACTTCGAGGGGCAGCTCGTGCAGCCCAGTGTCGGCAACGGCTTCGCCTATGTGGCCACCAGGCCTGGCGAACCGAATCCGGTGTGGGCGCCTGGCGTACTGCGCGCGGTCAACGACATCGTGGAGCCGACCGTGGCCAACGGCTACAAGTTCACCGTGCAGAGCACGCAGGGCGATTCTCCGTCTTCCGGCACCACCGAGCCGACCTGGAACGCGGAGGACGACGCGCTCACCTACGAGGACGTCAGCACCGCGACTCCGAGCACGCCCACCTACCCGACCCCGGTGACGACGCCGCTGCCTGTCGACCCCGGTCGCTACTCCAATCCCGGCGGCACCCGCCCGCCGAACAGCAACATCAACGAGCCGGAGCGCTGAGATGACCGTCGCATTTTGGGAAGCTGGCAAGTTCTATGCGCCAGGCGACGTCGTCAAGCCGACCGCCGCGCCGCCGCCCGTAGCTACGCCTGTCGGCAACGGCACGTTCGAGTCCGGCGACACCGGCTGGACGAAGGGGGCCGGCTGGGGCATCAACAACGGCGACGAGCCGTACCAGGGGACCTGGTCTGCGCGCTTCGATGGCGTGAGCGCCGGCTCCAACCTCGACAGCGCCTCTGCGCCGGTCACGGCCGGCACCAGCGTGACCCTGAGCGCCGTGATCCAGCAGGGCGCGTCCAGCGCTGGCCAGGCCGGCGCCAGGGCGATCCTGGTGTGGCTGACCGGCGCCGACGTCGAGATCAGCACCAGCGAAGGAAACATGGTCGACAACGGCAGCAGCGGGGCCTGGAAGACGTCAACGGTCACTGCCATTGCCCCACCTACCGCCGAGAAGGTCCGTGCGCGTGTGCGCGGCTTCAGGCTGTCCGGCAGCAGCCCGCTCTACGCCGACAACGTCCAGTGGAACCTGGTCTCCCCGGCCCCGCCGACCGGCCTGATCTACCGCGCCGTCCAGGCCCTGCTGGCTAAGTCGGCCGCGACCGAGCCGCTGTGGCCGCTGACCAACGGCCTGACCGTGGTGGACGGCGACGTCACCTGGGAAGCCGTGGATGGCACGCGCATCGTCTGGATCGCTTCGCCGATCCTGGAATCCGGGGCGACGGAGCCGACCTGGCCGATCGAGGTGGACGCCTCGATCATCGACAACACCATCGCCTGGAAGGCCTCGCCGCTGCGCGTGACCGACCCCAACTGCCCCAACACCAAGGTGGCCGCGATGGGTGCGTCGAAGGTGTTCGCCGGCAACGGCGACATCACCAGCTTCTGCGCCACCAACAACCCTCTCGATTGGACCACGCCGGAAGACGCCGGCTACCTCCCGACCGGGTTCCAGCAGTACGGCGCCAACGACGTCGCGGTGCTCAACATCTACCGTGGCAGCCTGGTGGTGATGAACAGCGAGGTCTTCCAGCTCTGGCAGATCGATCCCGACCCGAACCTGATGTCGATCATCGACCAGATGCCGGCCATCGGATCGGTCGAGCAGAAGGCTGCGATGTCCGTGGCCAACGATCTGCTGTACCTCCCGTCGCTCGGCGTTCGCAGCGTTGGCATCGCAGGCGCCAGCACGAACCTCAAGGCCGGCGATGTCGGCATGCCCATCGACGCTCTGGTGCAGGCCGCGCTCGCCACCGCACGCGCCGCAGGCGTTGAGCCGCTGGCGATGTACTACCCCGGCGCCGGCCAGTTCTGGCTGAGCTTCGCTACGCCAGCGGTGGAAGGCTGGGTTCCAATATCAGAAAGCGGCCTGTTTTTTTCTTTTGAATCAAGCGGACAGTATTACAACTACGTCTCCGAAAGTTTTGATTCGGTTCCTCCTCAACTTAGCGGGAGCACCGTGACATTCCTTCCTCCGCCTCCGCCCGAGGGGATGCAGGCCGGGTCTTCTCCAAGGCCGTCATTTTCAATCACGATAAACACCGAATCGCCTTCGGTTATTCCTGTGCGCGTTACGAGAAACTACTTCTCGTCAGGCGTCAATCAAAGCGTTTTCGGGGAATACTTCTCGAACGGAAATATTGAGTTCTCTTGGTATTCCTCAGAGAGCCTTGTAACCCAAGGCAACGAAGCTCCTCTCGTCGCTTTCGAGACATTCGATGGATGGGAGCCGGCATCCTTTACTGCGGATGTTGATTCCAATTCAGAGTTCAGAATTGATGCCCTTGGTGAAGGCGGTAGCGTTGAGTCTTTCAGCTTCACTTTCGAGGTTTATGTGCAGGCCCAGCAGGCATCCAGCCAGGTGTTCGTTTACGACATGGGTGGCGGCGGGGCTGGCAAGTGGAGTCGCTACATCTTCCCGTTCGCCATCGATGCGTTCACCTTGCTCGGCGACAAGATGTTGCTGCGCTCTGGAGATTTCGTTGTCGAGGTTTCGGAGGACGCGCTGGTGGACCAGGTCTACGTCGACGGCAAGCCCGGCTACTGGGAAGACATCCCGTTCGAGGGCCTGATCCGCTGGCCGTACCTGGACATGGGCGCTCCCGGCCAGGACAAGCAGCTGCTCGGCATCGACATCACCGGCACTGGCGAGTCGGAGTTCTCCATCGGCTACGACCAGAAGAACTTCGCGGCCATGACGGACCCGCTTCTCATCCCCGCCGACTCGCTCTACGAGGGTATGATTCCCTATGAAGTCGTGGCCCCCACGTTCTCGGTGCAGCTGACCTATGCTGGCAGCCAGAAGTGGAAGCTCGACTCCCTGATCCTGGAGATGGAGCGTTGATGAAAACCCCGAGCTACATCGTCCCGTGCAGCCTTTGGCACCTCGTCTACCTGTGCGAGAACATGCGCGCGGACGAGATCGAGCAGTACCTGGCCCTGACCGGCGCCGAAAAGTTCGACCCGGCGGTGGCCGCGCTCGGCATGGGCAACATGGCTGCGGCCGGGCCGGCGTTCTCGGTGGTCGTGAAGGACGACCAGGGGCGCCAGCTGCCGATCAGCGCGGGCGGCTACACCGAGGTCATCCCTGGCGTGTGGAGCAGCTGGATGGTCGGCACGCAGGCTGGCTGGGACAAGCACTGGCGCACGATCACCAAGGCGACGATCTGGGTGATCGACTTCATGTTCAACGACATGGGCGCCCGCCGGCTGCAGACCAATGCGCTGGCGTCGCGCAACGAGGCGTGCTGGTGGTACGAGAAATCCCTCAAGATGCTACCCGAGGGCGTGTGGGCCAGGTTCGGCAAGAACGGTGAGGACGTCGCGTGCTTCGCGCGCACGGCTCCCGCTCCGGTCGAGGCGATTGTTTCGGGGGACTGAGCTATGGGCAGCGGCAACAACGACGCACAGCGAGAGGCGGAGCGCAGCGAGCGTGAGCGGCAGGCAGCCATTGCCAGCGGCACGGGCGCGGTCAACCGCATCTTCGACGACCCCGCGCGGCAAGGTCAGATCGGCGATGTCCTCAATGCGACCCGCACGTTCTACATGGACGATCTCAACCGGCAGAAGGCCGACACCGACCGGCAGACGAAGTTCGCAATGGCGCGCGGCGGCCTGGCCGGCGGCAGCGCATCGCGCGACATCGGCAAGCGCGTTGGCGAAGACTTCGTTCGCGGAGTGACGGAGGCCGAGCGCAAGACCCAGGGCGTCGGCGCCAACCTTCGCCTGCAGGACCAGGAGTCGAAGTCCAACCTCCTGGCGATGGTTCGCTCCGGCCTGGATATGACCACCGCCCAGTCCCAGGCCGCCGCCTCGATGCGAAACAACCTCGACGCCGGCCGCGCGCAGTCCACCGCCGATGGCCTCGGAAATATGTTTGGCCAGTTCTCGGACATCTACAAGCGCAGCCAGGAAAACAAGGCCAAGCGCGACGCCGAGATGTACAGCTACAACACCATCTACCAGAGCGGCCCGTGGTCGCTCCGCAAGCCGGGAGGCCGCTGATATGGGTACTGAAGCCATTTGGATTCCCATCGCTCTGGCTGCCGCCAGCGGCGGCGTGAGCTACGTCAACAACCGGAACACTGCGAAGAAGCAGGACCAGGAGCTGGCGGGCAGCCTTCGCAGCAAGCGTGCGCTGCAGCAGAAAGCCGACAGCGAGGTGCAGAAGCTCATCACTGACACCGAGAAGTCGAACCCGCAGGAGGAGATCGCCAAGTCCCTGTCCCAATACACCGAGCAGCTTCGGCGTTCGCAGGGCATGCAGGGTTCTGCGATCCAGGGTCTGAGCGGCGCCAGCGACAAGTACCAGCAGGACCAGGTCGCTGCCAACTCCGGCATCGCTCAGTACGGCGACAAGATCGCCGGCCTGATGTCGCGCATCGACGGCGCCGCGCGCCAGCGCGAGAACGAGGGCGTGAACCGCATGGACTTCCAGAACCGCATCAGCATGCTTGGCCGCGAGGGCGAAGGGCAGGACTTCCTGTCCCGCATGCGCCTGGACGGCATCCGCCCCAACGCCGGCCTGTCGGCCCTGTCCGAAATCCTGGCGGGCGCCTCCGGCGGAAGCTACGGCGGCGGCAAGGGCGGCGGCACCAACCAGCGCGTCAAGATGGGAGGCACCCGCAAATGAGCACCGGCTGGAACAAGCTAGGCCAGGCCTTCGGTGGCTTCGATACCTCGGAAGCCGAGGAGCAGGGCGCGCTCGGCGTCGCCCGTGTCGAGTCGGCCCTGATGAAGGCCCGCAAGCAGCGCGACGAGCTGAACGCGCTGGAGGAGCTGGGTACCGAGATCGGCGACATGGTCGGCGACGAGGATGCCGGCCGCCAGATAGCTACGATCCTGCGCGCCGGCAAGAACCCGGAACAGGTGACCGGCGCGCGGCTGGACATGCAGCGCTACGGCCTGACCAACGAGGCGGCCACCGCTGGCCGAGAGGGCGAGCTGGACCTGATGAACGTCCTGCTGTCTGCCGGCGCCGGCAAGCCCATGGTCCGCAACAAGGTCGAGGGCAACACCATCATCGACCCCTTCCAGGCCGACGCACGGCCCCGCACGACCGACATCGGCGAGGCGATGGCCGGAGCCTACGACGCCAGGGCCGAAGCCGCCCTGCGCCCGCGCACGCCGTCTGCTGGCCGGGCCAGCAAGGCGCCCGAGGTGCAGCTGCAGGAGCAGCTGGTCAAGGAGGTCATCTCCCGCTACAGCAAGCTCATGGCCCGCGATGGAGCCGACGTCCAGCTGCTGATGTCCCAGCGCGACAAGGAGCTGGCCAAGCTCGGCGCCGGCCCCGACATCGCCCCAGGCACCGATCCCGGCACCCGCGCCGGCCTGGCCGCCGCCAACGCCCTGCCGCCCGGTGCCAGCGAGGCCGATGCCGCCGCTGCGTTCGCGGGCGCTGCCGGCCCCGGCGTGACCACGGAACAGGTGGAGGCCCGAAAGTCGATCCAGGGTAAGATGTACGTCAAGATCAACGGCGAGTGGTTTGAAGAATGAAGAAGGTCTCCGACCCGAACCTCCTGGCTCAGCTTGACGGCAGCCAGGAGGCGTCTCTCGTTCCATCCACCCGTGACGCTTTCGCAGAGCCTGAGTTCCTCGGCCCTGCGCCGACGCCGCGTCCCGCGCCGGCCGCGCCGCGCGCCCGCAAGCGAGTGGAAAACCCGGACACGCTGGCCGCGCTTGAGGGCGACGAAACTGGGCCGGACCCGTACCGCGCCCTGATCGGCGACGTCACCGCCATCGCTCGCCCGAACAGCCGCGTCTTCCCGCCGCTGCGTGCCGAGGTCACCGACCAGCCAATGGCGAACAACGAGCGCTATCGCCAGATGCAGAACGCGCAGCGCGACGTCACGGGCGCTGTTGGCTCTGGTCTCGAGACCGACCCGTACCGCGCCGCCAGCTTCGCGCCGACCTCGGACGAGGACGTCTACAACCGCGCGCCGGTTGGCTCGTTCGTGCAGCTGCAGGATGGCAGCATCGTGCAGCGCGACGTCGGCCTGCTGGAAGGAACCGCTCGCGGCCTGCAGCGCGGCTATAACGCGCTGACCGAGCTTCCCGACAGGATCGCCAATACCTTCGCCGCTGACGCGCTGGCCGGCGACACCTCGACCGAGGTTGCCCCTGGCAAGTACGGCAGCAATCCGCTGCCCGGTATGGACAACCTGGTTGACTCCCTGGTGCAGGCGTTCGGCGGCGGACCGCTGCCGCGCACGGAGCCGGTGATCGATGAATCCACGCCGGAAGGCATGGCCGAGGTCGTGCGCCGTTCGCTGCCGATTGCCCAGGAAGAAGCGCGCCTGGCGCGCACGGGCGACATCGCCAACCGTGGCCTCGAGCCGTCGCTCGCGGCGGAGGAGTTCTTCAAGCAGAAGGACTTCGGCTCCGCTATCCGCGCGCTGGCCGAAGACCCAATCGGCATCATTACCCCAGTGGCTGCAGAATCGCTCGTGCAGTTCTCACCGGCCCTGGCCACAATGCTGGTGACCCGTAGCCCTGGTGCGGCGATGACCGCCTCCGGCGTCACCTCCGGCGCGCTGGAGTACGCCAACGGCATCTCCGGCCGCCTGATGTCGATGGGCATCGACCCGGCCGACGAGGCGAAAGTTGCTGCCGCCCTGGGCGATCCAGCGATCCTGCGCGAGATCATGGCCGACACCAAGGCCCGCGCCGCCGTGATCGGCGCTGCCGACGCGCTCAGCGCCGGCATCGCCACGCGCACACTGGCCCCGGCGCGACTGTCCCTGGGGAAGCGAGAGGCGGCAAACGTCGCTGCCCAGGTCGCGCAGGGTGGCGCGCTTGGCGGTGCCGGTGAAGTCGGCGGCACCGCCGTTACCGGCGACGAGCAGAACGCCTCCAACGTGCTGGCCGAAATCTTCGCCGAAGGCGTCACTGCGCCGGTCGAGGCGGTCGCCTCTGGCTCTCGCGTCAAGGCCATAAACAACGCCGACACCAGCAACGCCGCCGACGTCATGGCTGCGCTCGAGGGCCTGGGCCTGACGACCGCGCCAGAGGACCTGGTTGCTGGACTTGGCCGCACTACCGAACAGCCGGCGGCCCCGGCGCCTTCCGCTCCCGTGGCTGAAACGGCCTCCATGTCGGAGGCGGAACCGGCGCCGCCGGCCCCTGCTGCGCCTACGCGCCGCACGCCGGCAGAGGTCGGCACTGTGATCGACAAGCGCCTGGCTGAGCTGCAGGCGACCGCCGTTGGCCGCCTGGAGCCGGAAGCGATCCAGGCCCTGGATAAGGAGCGTGCTCAGCTCGAGCAGCTGCTGAAGGACCAGCGCAAGAACCAGAACCCGAACCCGACCATCGAGGAAGGCCGCCGGTTCAACCGTGGCCCCGGCGTGATGACTCCGGAGGAGATCACCATCGCCAACCAGCGGGTCGAGGAAATCGGCCGACTGCAGGAAGGCCACAAGGCCGCGCTCAAGGCGGAGTCGCAGCGCACGCGCCTGCAGAACCGCCTGGATCGCATCGACAACGATACCGATCTGGAAGCAGTGGCTGAAGCCATCTCCCCATTCACGCAGCCTGCCAGCACTCCCACGGAAGCCTCACCCTCATCTCTCACGGAGGGTTCTCGCCGAGAGAATGAAGACGGCTCCACCACGGTGAATTACAAGATCGGCGACAAGGGCCACGCCCAGGTCAGGATCAATGGGAAATCAGCTCATATCACCGACGTACAGATAGGGTACGAAGGCAAAAGCGGGCGCGGCACTGGGCTTGGAACGAAGGCTTACCAGGAGCTTGGAGAGCAGCTTTCCGCCCAGGGCATTGTCCTCCAGTCAACTCGGTGGGATTCGCACCAGGCAGCAATAAGCCCGACAGCTTTGGCGATCTGGGCGAAGCTCGAAAGAGCCGGCCTTGCCACTAAGACCGGAGTAGAGGTTGGCAAGGTCTACGACCGAGAAACTGGCCTCGAAGAAGTTCGAGAAATACCAACTTATGATTTTGTCAGCACCCCTGCGGCGGGGATCGCCGCAAACCCGGAGAGTCGAAGTGTCGAAGCAGAAGGTAAAGAAGGGTCCCGCGAAGAAGCTGGGCAAGAAGGACAAGGCCGAGCTGAAGGCGAAGGAGCTGGCGGGGTTCCCGTCGAAGCGCAAGCCGACCAGCAAGGGCCGCTGAACCCGGAGGCGCCGGCTCCGGCCGGCGTCCCCGTGATGATCACCCAGGCCATGAAGGCGCAGCTGCTCAATCGCGGATACTCGCGCGAGCAGATCGCCGGCATGAAGCCGCAGCTTGCCCAGGACATCCTGGCCGAGCTGAACCCGCGTGCGCCTGACCAGGCCCCGGTGGCCACAGACCCGGACAACCCGCTGTCGCCCCGCGCTCCGGCTCCTGTGGCCGCGCCGCAGGGCAAGACGCGCGCTGAGCTGGCCCAGGCTGTCCAGGACGCGAAGACGCCCGGCGAGCGCTCTGCCGCAGCTGCTGCTGTGGCCGCCTTCGATGCTGAGAACCCGACCGCGTCCCGCTCGCAGGCGGAGCGCACCGATCCCGTGCGCACTGGCGACACCGATGCCGACGTCACCGATGCGCTGGTTCCTGACGTCGCCAAGCGCGTCAAGATCGCGCGCCGCAAGGCCGACATCCCCGACGATGTGCGTGAGCGCAACGGCGTGGACAAGCCGGAGAATGCGAACGCCGAAGGCTTCTACGACAAGGAGACCGGCGAAGGCTGGGTGATCGAGGAGAACCTCCAGGTCACGCAGGGCTGGAATCGCCGCGACCGCAAGGTGTGGGTGGCCGCTCATGAGGTCGCCGGCCATCGCGGAATGCGCGCCGTGATCGCCAAGAAGGGCGGCCAGTTCGGCGCCGAGTTCACCACCTACATGGACCGCGCCGAGCAGAACCCGACCGTCAAGGCCATCGCCGAGAAGATCGCTTCCGAGTACAAGGCGCAGGGCGTGAGCATCTCGCGTGCTCGTGTGGTTGAGGAGGCGCTGGCTGAGCTTGGTGCCGCCGTCCGCACCGGCAACTACGACGCCATCGCGCGCCGCTACAAGGTCACCGTGACGCCGCAGAATCGTACGACGATCAAGGGCCTGATCGAGAACCTGATCCGCGCTGCGCGCCGCGCTTTCGGCTTCAGCAACAGCGTGCCTGACTCCGAAATCTACAAGCTGATCGAGGACGCCTACAAGGCTGCCGGCAAGGACGCCTTCGCGGCGCCGAGCGGCGGCGGCATGGTCGCGCAGCGCGTCTACAACGGCGGACCTGCGCGCGACGTCGAGCGCATGAGCCTGAGCAAGATCGGCACTGGCGCCGGCAATAAGCTGTACGGCTGGGGCCTCTACTTCGCCAACATGCAGGAAGTGGCCGATATGTACCGCCGTGGCTCGAGCGCGATTGAGCGTCGCCCTGGCGGCGACCTGGCCGACGAGCTGCTGCAAAAGTACGGTGGCGACCGCGTGCGCGCCATCGAGGACCTGAAGCGTCGCGGCAACAGCCGCACCTCGACGGAAGGCAAGCGCGAGATCGAGGGCGCCATCGCCTTCATCCGCGCCGACAACAACCGTGGCCAGGTGTACGCCGTCGACATCCCCGAGGATTCGGAGCTGGTCAATTGGGACCGCCGCATCAGCACGCTGTCCGACGAGCTGCAGACGAAGGTCCGAGACGCCGTCGAGAATGCCGGGCTGGAGTACCAGGACAAGCTCGGCGCTGACGTCTACCGCGACCTCGAGCAGGCGCTCGGCAGTGACCGCGCCGCGAGCGAGGCGCTGGACGCTGTCGGCATCCCCGGCCTGAAGTACATGGACGGCCAGTCCCGCAACATCGGACAGCCGGTCCAGTACAACTACGTCATCTGGAACGAGGGCGCCATCGGCACGCCGGAACCGCTGATCGCCAGCCGCAAGGCCGTGGCAGACAAGCGCTTCGCTGGCATGACCCCGGACCAGGTGAAGGCCACCTCGAAGCTGCTGCAGAACCTGACGCCTGACGAGCGCGAGCGCGTCGGCCGCGCCTCGGCGCTGAAGATCATCGCCCAGCTCGAGAAAATGCCCGACAAGAAGGAGATGGCTGCCACCGCCATCGCCGGCCAGGCCAAGCGCGGCTGGTACGCCCAGAGCGCGCGGACCATATCCGACGTCTTCGGCGTGGACGGCCCGCGCTTTGCGCTGCTGCTGGCCGCGACGTCGCCGCAGACCAGCGTGCAGTCGAACCTCCGCAACACGCTCAACATCTGGAACAACTGGAACGCCGCCGGCCGACCGACCGACCGCGAGGCGATCATCGATGTGATGGGCGCCAGCGTGGAAGGCGGCCGTGGCCGCGACTCCGTGCTCGACGCCTGGATCAACAACTCGGTGCGCGCCCTGACCGGCGACCCGAACACCACGGTGCTGTCCGGCCCCAAGGTGAACAGCTTCTTCCGCAACCTGGTCGGCGACGTCAACGAGGTGACCAACGACGCCTGGATGGCGAGCTACGCGCTCGTGAACCAGACGATCTTCAAGGGCAGCCTGAGCGCTGACGGCACCAACCCCGGCAAGTCGCCGGGCTACCTGGCCATGAACGCTCGCGTGCGCGAGACCGCCGCCTACCTGACGAAGCTGACCGGCGAGACCTGGACCCCGGCCGAGGTGCAGGAGACCGTGTGGTCCTGGGCCAAGACCGTCTACGAGGCGGCCGGCGCGGCCGGCGAGATCAGCACCGCTGCCGAGCTTGTGCTCGACGGCGCCATCACCGACGCCATGATCGCGGATACCCCCGACTTTGGTACACTGTTCACCCAGCCGGAGTACGCCGGCATCCTCGAGGAGGCAGGGTATGGCGAGCAAGTCCAGCAGCTCCGCGTTGACCGCGATCCTGGTCAAGAAGATGGAGGCCGCCCGCAACCCGCGCGTGGCCGCGAAAACAGCCCGCTTGGTGAAGATGCTCAGCGGCGACTCGAAGGTCGAAGCGCCCGCCGCCTCGACGCCCTCCGTCGCCAGCGGCTCGATGCCGAACGCGAAGGCCTGAAAGAGCGGGGCATCCCGGAAGACGAGGATGTCCCGTTCAGCCGTCGCGCGTTCGCGGCTGACGTCTACGGCGTCAACGCCGGCACTGACCTGGTTGGCCTGCCGTCCATCGTGACCGTCCCCGGCATGGGCAAGGTCGCGTTCCACACATTCAAGCCGGCCCAGGACGTCGCCAATGCCTACATGGCTGCGCGCGGCCTCGGCCCGGCGCCTACCACCTACGTCAAGGTCGATCCCGAGCGCGCTGCGCGGATCGCTGCCGCCTACGAGAAGGCCGAGCACAGCCCGCAAGACCCGGAGGTCAAGGCCGCCTATCGCGCCATGATCGACGAGACCCTGGCGCAGTACCGCGAGGTGCTGAAGACCGGCCTCACCATCGAGTTCATCGAAGGCGAAGACCCCTACGCGGCCAGCCCGCGCATGGCGATCCTGGACGTCGTCGAGAACAACCACCTGTGGGTCTTCCCGACCACGGATGGTTTCGGCTCGAGCGCGCTGGACGTCAGCGACAACCCGCTGCTCGAGGAGACTGCGTTCGAGATCAGCGGCCGCAAGGCCCTGGCCAATGACATCTTCCGCGTGGTCCACGACTACTTCGGCCACATCAAGGACGGCGTCGGCTTCCGCGCCGATGGCGAGGAGAATGCCTGGCGCTCGCACAGCGCGATGTACTCGCCGCTGGCTCGCCGCGCGATGACCTCCGAGACCCGTGGCCAGAACAGCTGGGTGAACTACGGCCCGAACGGCAAAGCCAACCAGACCGCGACCAGCGCCGACACCGTGTACGCGGACCAGAAGACCGTGCTGCTGCCGGAGTGGGTTAGCGAGGACGGCGCCGCCGAGACCATCGCGTCGCGCCCGAGCTTCAACGCCAAGCCGGTGCAGCCGGGCGCGGTCACTGTCGTTGGCGTCCACTACTCGTCGACCGCCGGCCGTACTGAGCTTGATCCGTCCAAGGCTGGCATGGGCGCCGCTGGCGCCGAGCGACGTCGCTTCGGCATGGACAACTTTGGCAAGCAGGGCGGAACCGCTGCGCGACTGGCTTTCTATGTGTGGGAAGACGGACAGCCGCTGCCGAAGGCCGAGGATGCCGTGCTCGCCAAGGGCCGTGACAAGCCGTATGCAGTTCGCCTGACCAACCTTTACGATTGGGACAACGACCCACTCGACATCGTGTCGATGAACGTCGATGCGACCGAGGAGGAGATCAGCGACGCCGGCTTCGATGGCTTTGTCAAGACCGGCCCAGGCGGCGGAATCGATGGCCGCGTCGCCGTGGTCTACGACATCGGCAAGAAGAACATCCCGGTCGCGGCTGCTGAGGAGATGGTCGCGTCGCGTGGCCGCCCGCGCGCCTTCGACAGCAAGGCCTACGGGCAGGCCGTGATTCCTGCTGCGCGCAAGGCTTTTGACTCCCTGTCCTACAAGGCGCAGGGCGCCATTGAAGGGTTCCAGCGCGGCGTGTTCTCCAGCGGCAACATGATCGAGGCCGATCCCGTCATCCAGGCCGAGATCGAGACCGCGTTCGCCCCGGTTCGTGAGGCCCTACGCTCTGCGTTCGGCGACACCGTGCGCCTGTACCGCGCCCAGGATCGCAACCCGACCGGCGAGCGCAGCCTGTTCTCCTGGTCCTTTGACCCGGCCACTCGCTCCGGCTCCGGCGACTTCATGCCACCCATGTACCCGATCCGTTCCGAGGAGGAGATCGAGTCGCTGGTCGCCAAGCTGCGTGACCGTGGCCATGTGACCATCGACGGCAACCGCTACGTCCGCAGCAACAAGTGGCCGGAGGCGGGCGACGACTACTTCATGATCTACGACCGGGACGGCAACGTCGTCACGGACGCGGTCGGCCTCGGCCAGGTCCGCAGCAGCATGCAGTGGGACAACGACTTCGGCAACGAGCAGAACGCCAAGCGCTCGAGCCGCAAGGCGATGTACGCCGCCGACGTTCCGGTCGAACAGATTTTGTTCGTGATGCCGAACGCCCTTTCGACTGAAGCTGTCGTGCGCCGCGACCCGGCCGCCGAGGGCGACGAGATCATCGCCTCCCGCCGCACCCCGCAGATGGCGCAGCAGCAACGCGCCACGATGCTGGGCCGCCTGGCTGCGTCTGGCTTCCCGCTCGGCTCGCCGACGCAGCAGGGTCCCGGAGGCCGCTTCGCGCCGCTGATGGAATCGGCCGACCTCCTGCGCCGCAAGCTGCAGGACAAGATGCTGCCGGTGCTCCGCGCCCAGGAAGCGGTCGACCCGACGTCCTCGCCGGGCGTGACGTCGCTGACGCTCGCTGACGCGATGAACGCCTACCGCATGGAGAACCTGATGTACGGTCGCACCAAGGACCGCATCGAGAAGGCCGACCGCGACTTCGTGCTCAAGCTCCAGACGCAGATGAAGCGCCTGGGCGTGAGCATCGAGCAGCTCGAGGATTACCTCCTGGCGCGCCACGCGGCCGAGCGCAACGCGCGGATCGCGGCGATCAACCAGGCCAAGCCGGACAGCGGCTCCGGCATCAGCACCCAGCAGGCGGCCGACATCCTGGCCGGCAACGCGCCCGGCGTCTACTCGGGCAAGGTGCTGTCGCCGGAGACCCTCCGGAACGCGGCTGCCCTGGCGGTGACCGTGGACGCCATGCGCGACGCCACCCTGGCCAACCTGATCGAGAGCGGCCAGCTGACCCCGGCCCTGGTCCAGGCGCTGAAGTCCCGCTACCAGGCCTACATACCCCTGCGCGGCCTCCAGGGCGTCGAGGACAGCGCAACGGGGCGCGGGACGGGTCGCGGCCTCAACGTGATCGGCCGTGGCATCCAGCGCGCTCTGGGGCGGTCTCAGGGGTCCTACGCCCAGAACATCCTGGGCGAGATGGTCGGCGACCTCCAGCGGTCTATCGTCTCGGCCGAGAAGTCGAAGGTGGCCCAGGCCTTCCTGCGCTTCGCGCTGGCCAACCCGCAGCCCGGCGTCTACAGCGTGGAGCCGGTCGACCTCGAGTGGAAGTGGAGCGACGCTACGGGCGAGGCCTACCTGGGCGTCCGCAACAACGCCGAGGACGCCGACACCACCCTGATCGTCCAGCACAACGGCGCGCCGGTTCGCATCCGGTTCGACGACCCGACCCTGGCCGAGGCCATGATCAACCTCGACGCGCCGGAGCTTGGCGTCGTGCTCCGCACCATGTCGGCGATCAACCGCTGGCGCTCGGCCGTGCTCACCCGCTTCAACCCCGGCTTCGCCCCGGTCAACCTGGTGCGCGACTTCCAGTTCGGCATGGCTGCGGCGATGACCGAGCTGGGTCCGAAGCTCGGCGCCGAAGTGGTGGCCGGCTACCTCCCGGCCATGCGCGCGATGTGGCGAGACGCCCGCAACAAGCCGGGCAACGCGGCCGCCACCAACAAGACCTGGGACGACTGGGCGCGCGAGTTCGCCGAAGCCGGCGGCAAGACCGGCCTGACCCAGGTGGACGACGTCGTCGATCTGCAGCGGCAGATGGTCGCCGGCAGCACCACGCTGCTGCGCCTGGCCGCCGAAGGCAAGCCGATCACGCTGGCCAAGGAATCCATCAAGCGCGCCGGCCTGCCGATCCTCAACGCCATCGAGGACTTCAACGACGCCACCGAGAATGCGATCCGGCTGTCGGCCTACGTCGCTCGCCGCAAGGACGGCGACAGCGTTCCGCGCGCGGCCGAGTACGCCAAGAACATGACGATCAACTTCAACCGCAAGGGCAACCTCGGCCCGACGCTGAACGCGATCTACCTGTTCTTCAACGCGGCGGTGCAGGGTACGCACGCCGTGGTTCGCGTGCTGCGCCGTCCTGGCGTGCAGGCCTTCCTGGTCGGAATGGCCGGGCTGCAGGCCATGATGGCCGCGTCGATGATGGACGACGACGATGAGGACGGCATCACCTCCTGGGACAAGGTGCCGGACTACGTCAAGCGCACCAGCCTGGTAATCCCGCTCGGCTTCAAGACTGGCAACCCGGACGACTACTTCGCGCTTCCGATGCCCTACGGCTTCAACGTCTTCCCGTATGCGGGTGGTCGCCTGATGCAGTACAACCGCTTCGGCAAGCGCGACACCGATGCGAGCGTCGTGTCCGACCTGGCCAAGTCCAGCACCGAAGCCTTCAGCCCGCTGCCGCTGACCGATGGTGGCAACGCTCTGTTCGGCGACCTCATGGGCTTCATGATGGGCCTCTACGGCAACACCGACGACTTCGGCAACCCCATTGTGAATGACAAGTTCGCGCCGGAAGGCACGCCGAAGGCGCTGCTCGGCCGCCCGGAAACTCCACAGGCCTACCACGCGGTGGCGCGCTTCATGGCCGCTGCCGGCGGCGGCGATCTCGAGAACCTGATCGCCCCGGTCGGCCCGCTCGACGTCGCCCCTGAGCAGCTCGAGGCCGTGGTCGACTACATGGCCGGTGGCCTCGGCTCGCTCGCCAACACCAGCGTCAAGTGGTGGGAGCAGATGTCGGCCGGCAACATCCAGACCGCGATGGACAGCATCTCCGCCACGCCTATCGCCAAGCGCTTCGTCGCCACCGCGCGCGACGATCGCGCTGTCGCCGAGCGCTACTACGGCGAGGCCGGTGAGTTCCGTCGCCACAAGGAAATACTCGAGAACCGGCTGCGCGGCGCAGCGCCGGAGGACTACCAGGCCATCATCGACGAGTACGCCAAGGGCTACCCGGTCATGGCTGGCATGGAGGTGCAGAAGTACCGCCGCAACGGCACGCGGCCGGACGGTACGAAGTACAAGGTCGGCCAGGTCAAGCCTGGTGCCGAAGGCCTGCCGCGACTGCAGGCCGGTGCCGACGCCGTGGCTGACGCCCTGAAGAAGTCCGAGAAGTTCGTCAAGGACCAGAACAAGATCATCCGCGCTCTGCGCGTGGAAGGCCGCACGCTGGCCGAGGTGGTGGACATCATCGAGAACAACACCAACCAGGAGCTGTTCCCGGAATACGTCGCCAGGTCCGACAAGAAGACCGACACCCGCCCTGCCTACGAAAGGCTTGGCCTGCCGGCCAACTTCCAGGCTGACGCGGTCGCGCCTTCGCGCATCAGGAACAGGGCGATCAAGCTGCTGCAGGAAAACCGCACCGAGGCTCAGCGCGGGTTCCTGCAGACGGTGTACGATTTCCGCCAGCCCATCGAGGAAGAAGGCGATGAGTAAGCAGCGGGTTCCAGTCGCCGGCCAGGTCGGCAAGACCATCGTCGTGGAGAACGAAGCCACGCGCGGCGCCACGCTCGGAGTCAACCTGTTCAACCAGGATGGCTCCCTGGTCACGGCTGAGCAGTTCGCTTCCGTGGAGACGCCACAGGATGGCGGCGCGGCGGTGACCTACTGGCAGTTCATCCAGGAGGTCCCGGCGAACGTGAACGAAGTGGCCGCTCTTTCTACCAGCGGCCTGGTCACGCGCAAGGCTGACGGCTCGTGGGTCACGCGCGAGCTGCAGCCCGTGGCCGGTGAGACCACGGTCAGCAATGGCGACGGCGACGGCGGCGATCCTGCCGTTGGCCTGGCCGACGTCACGCCTGGCGCTGTGGCTACCCTGGTGGCCGCCACGTTCGACGCGAAGGGCCGGCGAGACAACGAGCGCGCCGCTGACCAGGGAGACATCGACTCGGCCCTCGGCTATCCGGCCGTTGAGTCGGTTGTCGCTGGCACCAACGTGACGGTGGACAGCACCGACCCGAGGAACCCCATCGTCTCCGCTACCGGGGGTGGCGGACCTGTGCTCGGTATAAACTGCGGCGGTTCCGCTGTTCCGCCTGGCGCGATCCCGCGCCTTGATCTCGGAGGTTCATCGTGAGTTTCCTGGTCTTCCAAGTTCGCCACGCCACTGCCGCCAGCTGGACGTCGGATGATCCGACGCTCGAGTCGGGCGAGTTCGGCTACGAGACCGACACCGGGCAGCTCAAGATCGGCGATGGCGTCACCGCCTGGACCGCGCTTGCCTACTACGGCGGCGGCGGCGGAATCGCATCGGTGGTCGAAGGCACCGGGATCGACGTCGATGTGACCGACCCGCTGAACCCTATCGTCTCGGTTGAGGCCTCCGTCCTTGCCGCTATTGTTGCAGCCCAGGCCGACGCCACGGCAGCGCTCGCCGACGCTGCTACAGCGCAGGCGGATGCGACTGCTGCTATCGCGGACGCGGCCACGGCGCAGGCAGAGGTCGACGCTCTTGAGCTGGTCGTTGCCGACATGGAGCCGAACCCGCTTCCGCTTACCTGGGGCGGCGGCATTAATCTGCATCCGTTCATTGGAACGACCAGCGGCGCTCGCGTCAGTCTGGCGCCGACGAACGACAGGCTGTTTTATCTTCTCGGAAGGCCCATTGGTCGTGTCCGAGTGAGCAACCCTACTGTTGAGCTTGTGACCGGCGCGGCCAGTACCATGTGTCGTGTCGGCATTTGCGAATGGGATGCCGTGAACGGACAGCCTGGCGCGCTGCTTGTCGACTGGGGAACCGTCAACACCACGAGCGCAGGAACCATCGGCTCTTTCAGCAACGGCACGGCCACAGTTGACCTTGACCCGGACAAGGCTTACGCGCTCATGTTCATCGCTGGCGGCGGCACGGCTACGGCGTTCTACTACGCGGCCTTCGCCCCGTCGTCGGTTCCTGTCTTCCAGCCAGGCGTGTCGCCCATGATCGTTTCGCTCTACGACAATGGCGAGGGCGCTCAGCGCACTGGCGGATTCAACAATCCTCCGAGCCTTGCCGCAGCTGTTGTCGTCGAGACATCAGCCAACGCTCCCGGCTGGCGAAACCTTTTCCAGCTCACCGTCGTGCCTACGCCGTAAGGATCAACCATGGCATACGAAATCGATAACACCGATGTTGTTGCGCACGACGCGCGCATCGCCCAGGCGAAGCAGTTCTTGGCCGCCAACAAGACCTATCTCGGTCGCGGCGTAAATGGCGTCGCCGCCCCCACTACGGCGCAGAACACCGCGCAGATCAAACTGCTCAGCCAGGCGGTTGGTTTGCTTGTAAAGCATGTGATGAACGAGGAGCAATGAAATGAAGTTCACCTTTAGCAACAAGAGCAACGAGCGTCTCGCTTCGATCAAGCCGCAGCTGGCAGCCGTCGTTCGTCGCGCGCTCGAGCTGTCGCCCGTCGACTTCACCGTGCTCGAAGGTCGCCGCACCAAGGCGCGGCAGGCCGAGCTGTACGCCCAGGGGCGCACCACTCCGGGCAAGATCGTCACCGACACGCTGAAGTCCAAGCACCTGACTGGCGACGCTGTCGACATCGCGCCCTACCCCATCGATTGGAACGACATCAAGCGCTTCGACCAGATGTCGAAGGCGATGTTCGCTGCAGCGAAAGAGCTGAAGGTGACCATCCGCTGGGGCGCCGACTGGGACCGCGACGGCAAGCCGCGCGAGAAGGGTGAACACGATAGCCCGCACTTCGAGCTGGTATAAGGAGACCCGATGAATACGACACTGCTTGCTGAAGCCGACAAAGCCATCACGATGGTGGCCGTTGCTGCGGCCGGCGCCGCCGCCGTTGTCCCCGATGCGTGGACCTCGGCTGTTGGCCTGCCGATCAACGTGCTGCTGCTGGCCCTGGCCGGCGCTCTGCTCGGCTTGAGGTTCACCAAGACCACCAAGGCCGACACCCGCGCCTGGCTGCTGTTCGGCTGCATGGTGAGCGCGGTCATGGGAGCCGGCCTGGCTGTGTTCATGCCGTATGTGCCAGGGTTTGCCTGGATGAAAGCTGTGCCGGCGCCAGTCGGCAGCCTGCTCGCCGCCTTCGTGCTCCAGGTGGCGCTGCCGGTCGTGGTGGAGGAGCTGCCGCGAATTGTCCGAGAGGGCAAGTTTAGGAGGTCCGAATGAACACGATCTTCAACATCATCGACATCCTTTCCCTGCTGGTGATCCTGCTGACATCGGCAGGCGTCCTGCTCGAGTGCAACGGCCGCTCGCCGCGCTGCACCCTCAACTGGATTTCGTTCCTGCTGCTGGGCATTGGCGCCGGCTACGGCCTGACCCAGGTAGGCCAGCATTCCGAGTGGGCCGTCTGCTTCCACCTGGGCGTCGCCCTTCGCTGCATTGAGCGGGCGCCTGGCCCCTGGTGGGGCTGGCTCACCATCGGCACCACCTACCCCGACCGCCGCCGGAGAGCGCGATGATCGCCGTCACCCCTGGTCAGCAGGCCCTGGCTGTTGCCAGGATCATCGGCGCCGTGGTCCTGGTGCTTGGTCTGGCCTGGGCTGCCTGGACCATCAATGGCTGGCGTGAGCGCGCCCAGGAGGGCGCAACGGCGGTCGAGAGCATGTCCGGCACCGCTCAGGCCACCGAGGCCGCCACGGGCGCCGCAGGAGCTTCCCTGGCCGACCGCCAGCAAGTCGACATCATCGTCCACCAGGGCCGCGCTGCGGCCGTCCAAGCCACCGAGGAACTATCCAATGCTGATCCGACCGTTGCTGAGCTGCGTGCTCGCCCTATCCCTGACGGCCTGCGCGACATCTATCGAGCGCGCCGAGAAGCCCGCGACCGACCTTCAGGTGCTGCAGCTGGGGATTGAGGCGATCCTGGCGCCGCGCACCATCGCGGGGCCGTACCAGCACCTGGACCAGGCCCCGACCGTGGGCGCCGGCCTGGACTTCGGCGCCGACGCCGAGGAGGCCCACTGGCTGAGCGAGGGCGACAAGGCCAGGGGCATCGACTTCGTCCGCAAGGCCAGCGCCGCCATCGCCGAGGGTCGGCTTCCGCTGTGCCGCTGGTATCAGCGCGTTCGCTCCGGCGTTTGCCGCCGCCAATAGCGAAAGGGCCGGATTGCCCGGCCCTCTCTCCCGACTCCCTCTTGCGCGCGTATCGGCGGTTGGTGCGGTTCCCTGCCTGCCTTTAACGTCGACCCTTCGAGAGGTCATCGCGGCGCGTTCGCGTAGCAGGACAGTAGCCTGCTCTCTATCCCGGCATCATCCGCCGGGCGGGGTCTGGTAGCGGAGGAGGGACTCGAACCCCCGGCCTCTTGATTATGAATCAAGCGCTCTGCCAGCTGAGCTACTCCGCAACATAAAACGCAGGCGACTTATGCCAGTTAGTCGAACCGGGCCGTGGCCCAGGCTGGGAATCGAACCCAGGTCTCCTGCTGCTCGTCAAGTGTACCAAAGAAAACGCCCCCTGCAAGAGGGGGCGTGTTCCGCGCCAGAAGATCGCGCTCAGCTCAGGGACGCAAGGAGGTAAACCCCGACATCGTCGGCGACGCCCCCACTGTTGCCGGTGTTTTCGGGGACATGACAACCCAGGCACAAACCCAGCAGCTAACAGCTCTGAAGGACCGAAGGCTCATTGACGCCTTCTACCGGCTAATCCTGGCGTAGGTCGCCACCCAGGTTCAGTCCTGCTGGTGACCGACCAGGTCGCCCTGGTTCGCGTCGATGGCGGTGCGCGGGATGCCCATCACCTTGGTGCCGGCGACGGCGATGTCGGCGATCTCGTTCTCGCTGGCGCGGCGCACCGTGACGGCGTTCTCGAGCACGACATTGCGGGCCTGCATCTTGCCGACTTCACGGACGGGGTAGCCGGCGACGAGCCTGCCGTCGCGGTCGAAGATTTCGACGATGTGCAGCTTCGGCTGCGGAGACTTCTTGGTGTTCTCGGACATGGGATTTCTCGGTAGTTGAGGGAGGGTGTTACTTGGAGCCAGGCAGTCCACGCGCAAGCCTGTCGGCCCGGCGGAACGTCCTGAGTTCTTCGCCGCCCAGCCGGCGGGCGCACTCGCGCCAGCCGTAGGTGCCGGGCGGGAACTTGTTGGGCGACTTCGGCCCGAAGATGCGGGGCCTGGCCCTGCCACCGCCACGGTACAGGGTAGGGGCCTGCTGGATGCGAACATCCCCGGCGATGCCCGCGCCCTGCGACAGTATGGCGATGATGAGGGACAGGCCGAGCTTGCTGCGTTGGATGATGCTCATCGGTGGCTCCGGTTAGAAGGGGATGTCGTCGTCGGGGAACGGGTCGCTGTGCCTGGCCGGCGGTTCCTCGTTCCGCTGGGTCTGGCGCTGCTGCTGCGGGGGTCGCTCGCGGCGCTGATCGCCTTCGCCGGGGTTGCCGCCAAGCATCTGCATCTGTTCGGCGATGATGTCGGTGCTGTACTTCTCGACGCCCTGCTTGTCGGTGTACTTCTGGGTCTGCAGCTTCCCTTCGATGTACACCTGGCGGCCCTTCTTCAGGTACTCGCCAGCGATCTCAGCCAGGCGGCCGAAGAACTTTACCCGGTGCCACTCGGTGCGCTCCTGCTTCTCGCCCTGCTTGTCCGTCCACTGCTCGGACGTCGCCACGCTGATGGTGGTGATCGCCGCGCCGGACTGGGCGTAGCGGACCTCGGGATCGTTCCCGAGGTTGCCGACAAGGATGACTTTGTTGATGCCACGGGACATTGGTTATTCCTCCTGCTCGATGAGCTTTGGCTTCCAGTGATCGAAGTCGACGTAGAATTCCTTCAGCGCCAACTCGAGCTTCTCAGTGTACTCGTTCCGCACCGTCCGCACAAGGAACGGCTTGTACCCAGGACACCAGGAAAGGAAGTCCCACCAGGCCCTGCCGCTGATGGCCAGGGACGCATGCACCTGGGGCTTGTACTCGTCCGGCAGAACGCCGCCCATGATGTAGCCGACATGGGTCTTGCCGTCAGGGCATTTGATCTCGAGGCCGCCCTTCTTGCCAACGAAGCGGTCGGGGCTGCAGCCGGCGCGCAGCTTGCTGTTGAGCACGAAGCCGACCGCTTCGGTCGAGACGTCGTGCATCATCTCGTACCAGGCCACCGCATCCGGCTCCAGCTCGATGCCGCGCTCGGTGTGGCGGTTTCCGGAGAAACCCTCGTCCGCGTCCGGCCGCACGATCTCGTCGACCAGGCGAGCGATCAGGCCGATCCTCGCCTTGCCCTTGACGGCGTCGCCCTTCACCGGGCTGATGATGCTGTCGAAGTCGCTGGCCGTGGGGATACCACGGCGCAGCGCATACCACTCCTCCGACCGCTGCTCGCAGTCGAACACCTGGATGACGTCGCTCACGGCTGGCCCCCTTCGCGCGCGACCTTCGCGGCCTTCTGCTTCAGGCCTGCGATGACCTCCTGGTAACGGTTGCTCGGGATCGCGGCCACGGACTCGACCTTGTAGACCCGCAGGAAAGCGGCCTTGTCGGCCTTCGACTTGACGATCCACTCGTCGACCAGGAGCTGCTGCTCCTCGGTGATCGTGCTCGACTTGCGGCCGTTGCCGTTGCCGTCGTTGTCCTCGCCCTTCAGGGTCAGGTTGAAGACCATGATGGTGATGTAGCGGCGGGCATAGCTAACGCCTGACGCCAGGCCGTGGGTCACCGTCTTGTTGACCTCGCCGCGCATTCCGGTGTTGTCGAACGGCGTCTCGTAGGTCGACTCCTCGGTGTAGCCGCCGTTGTGGCGAACGCGGCAGCGCACCGACACCCAGTCCTCCTTGCTCGAGGGGATGGTGTCGAACGACAGCGAGAAGCCGTGCTTGGTGTAGACCGGCGTGATCGCGTCGTTGATGTGCTCCAGCTCGGCGTACTTGCTGTTGGTCTGCTTGTTGGTCTTGCCCTTGACGATGGCCGGCATCTCGGCCTGGCACTGAGTCATGGCGTCGTTGAACAGGCGGCGGGACGTCTCGGCGTCCATGCGCTCCTTCATCGCCATGATCCGTTCCATCTTGTCGATGTCGACGGTCGGGTCGGTGGCCATGCGGCCGATCAGAGCCATCATGCTGTCGCTCTCATTGACCACGGTGATGTTGCTTTGCGGGACCTGGTCCAGCGGTACGGCGGCGGTGCTCATGTCACTTCTCCTCGGGGAAGCTGCGCGCGGCTGCGGCAGCCAGGGAACGATACTCCAGCGAAGTCTCACCGCCTGCGACGGCGATCCACTTCAGGGCCATCTCGATGGCGTGGGGCAGCGTAACCGTGTCGATCACCAGCTGGTCATGCGCTTCGTTGACGGCGTCACGGTCGCGCGCCCGCTGCTCCTCCTCGGCGGCGGCCTTTCGCTTGGCCTCGTTCTCGTCAGCGATGCGCTTGCGCTCGACCGATTCGGCAAGGTCCCGCTCGCGCGCGGCCAGCTCGTCGGCGGCCGCCTGCTGCTGGCGGGCCAGCTCAGCGCGCTCGTCGTCGATAACCTTCTGGGCGGCGGCCTGCTCGGCAGCCTGGCGATCCAGCACGGCCTGGCGCTCAGCCATATCGGCGCGATCCTTGCGGAGCTGCTCCTCGTTGGCTTCGGCGGCCAGCTTGAGGCCGTGCATGTGCTGCAGCTGGGCCATGGCCTGGCGCTTCGCCGACTGGGCCTGCTCCAGGTACTCGCCCTCAAACGACTCGTCGTCCTGCTCGCTCAGCCAGTCGATCTTGGCTTTGATCACCGAGCTGTGGGCGAACTGGACATCGAGGGGGCAGTCGCGCATGCCCTTGATCGCGCGCTCGACGGCCGCCACGCGCTCGGCCTCGCGGGCGGCGATGGCGGCGCGCTCTGCCTCGATGATGGCGTCCTGCGCATCCTGGAGGGCCTGCAGACGCTTCTCCTCCGGCTCGATCACCGCGATCAGGTCCTTCTCGACCGCGATCACTGCCTTGCTGAACGCGGTGGCGTCTTCACGCGCATCCTTGCCGGTCTTCTGGATGGCGACGCGGGTGTTCTTCAGCTTCATCCTTGCCGCATGGGTGGCGTCGTAGTTGTCCTTGCCTTCAGCGCTGGTGATGGTGGTCGACTCCTTGGCCAGCTGCTCCAGCTTGACCTTGGTCTGCTCGACACCCATCACCTGGACAGCGCGCTGCTCAGGCGACATCAGGGCCAGGGCGGTCACGGTCTTCTTGTTCATGGCGATCCTTGGTTGGTGGTTGTTGCGGGTTGATGGGTGTACTGTATTCCGGTACACTGGCGCCTGTCAAGTACACCGGAGAAATAAATTGAAGACCGAGTTGAAGCGCTACCTGAAGAAGCACCAGGGCCACCTCGGCCGTGGCGGTGAAGCGATCCAGGCCCTGGCTGCGCGTGCCGAGGTCAGCGTCCACATGATCCAGAGCGTGGCCATGGGCCGGAAGAAGTTCTCCGAAGCCACTGCTGCGCGCGTCAGCCTGGCGATGGGTGCGAAGTGAAGGCGCCGCCGTACATCATCAACCGCAAGAAGAACCCGCGCTGGCGTGAGGTGCTCGAGCTGGCAATCTCCGATCTTCGCCGCCTGGCCGAGACCGAGGACCTGATGGTCGTCATCTCGAGCGTGATCCGTAGCCTGGACCAGAATGCCAAGATGTGGCCGATGCTCAAGGACTTCTCGGACTGCGTTGCGTGGCCAATCGATGGCGTCTACGTCATGCTCGAGCCGGAGGACTGGAAGTCGCTGCTGACCGCCGCGTTTGAGAAGGAGCTGCGGATGGCGCCCGGCCTCAACGGCGGCACAGTGATGCTGGGTGCGCGCACCAGCGCCTACGACAAGCGGAAGATGAGCGAGTTCATCGAGTTCATGTACGCCGAAGGCACTGCACGCGATGTCGTGTGGAGCGAGCGCGCCAAGGATCACATTACTCGCTACTCCAACTTGAGACTGGCGGCATGAGCAAGCGCCACACCAGGCGGGACCACAAGACCACCGAGGATCAGGCCCGCATCACTGCGATCAAAGAAATCGGGTGCATCTGCTGCAAGCTCGAGGGCCTCGATTGGGTCTACTGCGAATGGCACCACATCACGATCAGCGGCTTCACCCAGGGCCACCAGAAGTCCATCGGGCTGTGCCTGTGGCACCACAAGGGCATCTGCGAGGAAGGATTGACCAGCGAGCAGATGCGACAGAAATACGGCCCTTCCCTGGCGAAGGGCAGCAAACCGTTCCACGCCAACTACGGCACCAACGAGTTCCTCCTGGGGTACCAGGACAAACTCATCAAGGACAAGAGCCATGACGAAAGCATCTACGCCTAAGAAGCGCCACCCGTGGCGCGTCCACGACTACAACACCAAAGCCGACCGCATCGCACGCGGAGAGCAGCCGTACATCGAGCGTCCGGCGCTGCTGCCGTCGCACAATCGTGTCGGGCGCCAGGGCAAGGTCGGGAGGATTCGGTGAGGACCTACGACTTCACGCTGCCGTTCCGCCTGCTGACGTTCAACAAGCTCATGCGGATGCACTTCCGGACCAGGAAGAAGCACCTGTCCAATGTGGCCTGGCATGTCATCGCGCTGGCTGGGCCGCCACCGCCGCAGCCGCTCACCAGGGCGCGCATCGTCATCGAGAGGGAGTCGACCCAGGAGCCGGACCCGGACGGCCTTCCTGCGACCGCCAAAGCGCTCCTGGACGTCCTGCAGCCGTGCAGCAGGCGACACCCGCTCGGCCTGGGCTATATCCTCAACGACTCGTCGAAGTGCATTGACCTCGAGGTCCGGCATATCACCGGCAAGGGCGACCGCACCAGGGTGGTGATCTGTGAGATTCCGTGACCGCGCCGAAGGCACCATGCACTGGGACTCCAACGTCCCAGGCTATCGGATCACTGTCGCCGACATGGTCGACGGACTGACCTACCAGGCCCTGTTCGGCACCCAGGTCCTTGGCTTTGCGCGCAACGTCAAGAAGGGCGACGTTGCCGCCACGAGGGCAGCCTTGCTGCAGATGAAGGAGCTTTGCGAACAGCACCAGGTTAGCGGTTCTTCCTCGAGCGAGCCTGAGCCACGGCGTCCTCGAAATCCTTCTCGGTGATCGCCTTGTTGTGCTCGCACATCCCCCTGCCCTTGTGGTGGGGGAACGAGTAGAACAGCCCGCAGTTGCACGGCTTGGGTGCGGCCAGGCCAACCTCGTTTAGCGTGCGCCACCTGTCCTCCCGGTACTTCCTGGCGCCGCACACGCGGCACGCAGGCAGGCGGTAGTAGTGGCCAAGCGGCATCGACAGCGTGCGCCTGGCGTCACAGGCCCTGGCGCCAGGCTTGCTGCGGTGGTTGCACCGGACGCGGGTGAAGAATAGCTCGGGCTTTTTCATCCCGGCATAGTACACCGAGTGGACTCCGGCTGTTGCGCCACGCAGCACCAGAGTGTTCCATCCACGCAACGATCAAGAGGGTACACTGATGCCTCCAAAGGAGACGTCCATGAGCAGCTACTTCAAACCGTTCCACGCCTGGGAGGTCCTGGCCCCTGGCGAAAGCATCGTCATGCCGCTTCCGGTCATCGACCTGGTGAGCGTGCAACAGCGACTCACCAACGACGCCAGGGAGTTCCGCCTTGATGCGATCCCCGTCGAGTTCGGCGAACTGAAGACGCGCGTCACGAGGACGAAGTGATGGCCAAGACCAAGCGCCCCCGCCGCAATGCCGTTCGCGTCCGCAGGCTTCGAGAGGAAGCGCTGCGAGTGCTCAACACCCCATGGCCCGAGCAGGCTGTCACCGACGAGGAGCTGCGCCGCGTAGCGCGCAAGCTGCACAAGTCACGTTATCTGCCGGATAGGAGCTGACCATGCACTACTACAAGCGCAACCTGGGCGATTACGCCAAGGACACCGCGCACCTGACCACCCTTCAGCACGGCATCTACAGTCGGCTGATGGACACCTACTACGCGACAGAGCAGCCCATCCCCGCAGGGAAGGCGCACCGCATCGCTGTGGCAGATCGTGACCAGGTGGACCTGGTGCTGGCCGACTTCTTCGAGCTGTCGGAAGACGGCACGGTGTGGCGCCACAAGCGCATCGACCAGGAGATCAGCGACTACCACGCCAAGGCCGAGAAGAACCGCGCCAACGGGCAGTCCGGCGGTCGTCCCAAGTCGAATAACCCAAACGGTTCCCAGAAAAAACCCACTGGCAACCTTAACCATAAACCAGGAACCAAGAACCAGGAGAAAGACCCCCTAAATCCCCCGGAGGGGGACTCTCCCAGGAAGCGGAAGGCGAAGACTGCAGTGAAGCTGCAGGCGTTCCTGGATGAGCTGGACGGAGCCAAGGCCTTCGAGCCTGATGACAAGCTGTTCGAGTACACTCGGGAGATCGATCTGCCTGGCGACTTCGTGAAGCTGGCGTGGCTCGAGTTCCGGGACCTGATGCTCGAGAGCGGCAAGGAGCAGAAGGACTGGCGCCAGACGTTCCGCCTGTACGTTCGCAAGGGGTACCTGAAGCTGTGGTGGCGCGACGAGGGCAACAGCACCTGGGAGCTGACCACCACCGGCAAGCAGGCATGGATCAAGCACAGGGAGAAGATTCAGTGAGGCACGAGGAAAACCACGACGAGCAGCTGCGCATTCCGCCGCAGTCGGCTGAAGCAGAGCAGGCCGTTCTCGGCGCCATCATGCTCGACAACGAGGCGCTGCACCGCGTCTCCGACCTGGTCAACGAGGCCAGCTTCTATCGGCGCGATCACAAGCTGATCTTCCGCGCCATGCGCGAGCTTGCGGACGGCGACAAGTCCCTGGACGCCGTGACCCTGGGTGAATGGTTCGAGAGCCATGGCCTTGGCGAGCAGATCGGCGGCACAGGCACGCTGATCGATCTGGCAAGCAACACCCCCAGCGCAGCCAACGCACGCGCCTATGCGGAGATCGTGCGCGAGAAGTACCAGCTGCGCCGCCTGATCGAGGCGGGGACTGAGGCGGTTAACCTCGGCTTTCACCCGGACGGCGAGACCAGCGAGACGCTGATCGGCCGAGCGGCCAGCAGGATCGGTGAGGTGCTCCAGGTCAAGGACGAGGCCGCTGTCACGGTGGAGTCGGCTCTGAAGCAGATGTGGGCCGGCATCATGCGCCGCTACGAGAGCAGCAGCGACCTGGCCGGAATCCCCACTGGGTTCAGCGAACTGGACAAGCTGATCGGCGGCTGGCAGAAGGGCCGCGTCTACGGCATCGGCGCTCGACCGAAGATGGGCAAGAGCACCCTGGCCGAGAACAGCGTCGAGCACGCAGCAATGCGCGCCGGGAAGAACTGCGCGGTGTGGACCATGGAGATGGGAAGCCAGGAGTACATGGAGCGCATGGTCTGCAGCTACGGCAACATCCGCTCAGGGTCGGTGATGCACCCGAAGCTGATGGAGGACACCGAGTGGAGCGCAATGCAGGCGGCTATCGCTGCGCTCAAGGAAGCGCCCATCATCATCTTCGACAACCCCGAACTGTCCATCGAGATGTTCGAGGCGCAGGCGCGCGTGCTGAAGGCGAAGGGGATGCTGGACCTGGCGGTCATCGACTACCTGGGCCTGATGACCATGCCCGACGCCGACACCCAGACGCTGTCCATCGCCAAGATCACCGGGCGGCTGAAGAAGATCGCCAGGAAGCTGGACATCCCCATCGTGATCCTGTTCCAGCTCAACCGTGGCAACGAGACCGGCTCGATCCGCCCGCCGCGCGCCAGTGACGCGCGCGACTCCGGCGCCATTGAGCAGGACCTGGACTGCATGATCATGCTTCACAAGCCGACCGCCTACGACAAGGATGCGCAGAGCGGCGTGCGGGTGGAGGTGGTGATCCAGCGCAATGGCCCGACCGGCGTGATCCGGCTCGAGGATCGCCTGGATCGCTTCCAGCTCGTGCAGTCGAGCGACGAGTGGGTTGACCAGCGCGGCCCCAGCGGCGGCGGTCGCGGCGGCAAGCAGCAGAAGCAGGAGGACCCCTACCGTGCAGGGTTCTGAGCCGAGGGACCTGACGCTGCTGGCCGACATCCTGCGCGAGTTCGTGCGCCAGGTCGGGGAGGGGCCGCCGCCGCGCTACCTGTACGTCCCGCCAGGCGGGACCGTCAGCCTGGCCGACGACATCCGGTGGCTGCTGACCGCAAACGACGAGGCCAGCGCGTGGCTGGCCGGGATGGTGATGGTCGAGAGGCCGGACGTTGTCCGGCTGGGGTTCTCAGCGCTGCTGCTTCGGGACCCGCTGCAGGCCAACTGAGGCCGCCTGGGAGAGCGCCAGGGCGACGATCTGCCCTGGGGACATGCCAGTGCTGCGCTCCAGGGCTTCCAGGGCCTTGGCGGCCTCCGGGGGAAGCCGGAGACCGATTCGGCGCCAGCCCGCCTCGAGCTGGCGCTGGTGGGCCTTCGCCACCTGGTCAGGGGTGGCCATCAATCACCCCACCAGGCGCGGTCGGCTTCACGATCTTCGTGCCGCGTGACCTGGGCTTCCATCTCGTCCTCCAGCTCCTCGTCGGTCGGCTCGATCTCCGGGTCGCGCGGCTCCAGGTGACGATCCAGAGCGCCGCCAAACTCGCGGCCGGTCACGCGGCACCGCCGAACTTGGCGAGGGCGGCGTCAACGCGGGCATTGGCGGCGGCAATCTTTACGGGGCTGGACTGTCCCAGCACCAGCGACACACCGCGCAGCTCCTTCGCCGCCTCCACCAGCTCGGCCACGGCGGCGCGGGCTTCGACCATTTCCCGAGTGACGCCGACATATCCGGCCGCCTGCGACTCGTTCCCCTCGTGCGCGTGGTGGTCGGCGGCGGCATCAAGCCGAATGCGCGCGCGCTCCATCACCGCCAGCACATCCACAGGCCGGCTTTCGTTGTTGGTGTTCATCGTTCAGGTCTCCCAGTGGTGAGCCAGCCTTTCAGCCGGTTGGCTTCGCCGGCCTTGATGGCGGCGGCGAGTTGCTTCTTCGTGAGTTTCATGCGCGCTCGAAAACCGCTTCGCCGTTGGACATTGTGGCGATCTTCTTGAACTGTCCGAACCTGGCGCGCAGCTTGTCGCCAGCCTGGGCAACCCAGCGGTCGGCGAGGACCTGGCGGCTGAAGTCTTCCAGCTCCTTGGCCACGATCCAGATCGCAACCAGGCCGCAGTATTCGCTCACGCCGAAGTAGGCCCAGGAGTTCTGGAGCACGGCGTGGTCCTCGCGGTCCAGCCACTTGTCGCAGGCGTAGAACGACGGCCAGGCGTCGGTCGCCATGTCCTTCCAGGTGTCCAGCTCCATGGCGAAGTCGTCAGCGGCGAAGCTGTCGTCTTCGGCCTCGAAGGTGGTGAAGGCGACCTCGGCGAAACGGGGGTAGGAAACGGAACGGCCCATGTAATTCTCCTTGCTGGTGGTGACACTCGATGCTGCCCTGCACGCAGGGCAGAGGCGAGGATCAGTCGATGCGGCGCAACGCCTTCTGTTCACCGTTCGGCTCCGGCAGCTCCTCGCCGACAGCCAGCTGGTAGGCCGCGCCACGGTAGACGGGCAGGATGAAGTTCTTGAAGTGGACGCTGTCAACGTGGATTGCGTGGGTCAGCTGGGCCTTGTCGGCGGTGCTGGTGTCGATGATGACGTAGTTCATGGCGTTGCTCCTGGTGGTGAGTGGCTTTCGATGCAGCGCCCTCGAGGAAGGCGCTGCGGCGAAGGTCAGCCGGCGCGGCGGCCGTTGGGGAGGATGAACAGGGCCGGGTTGAAGGGACCCCATTCCTGGGCCTTCTCGCCGTACAGCTCGCCGCGCTCCGGCTGCCCTTCCGGCATCATGGCGACGGCTTCCTGGTGCAGCCAGCCGGCGAGCATCGAGAGGGCGGCCGGGGTCACCAGGTACTGGCCGCCGCCCATCTGGGAGATCGTGCAGACCAGGGTCGGCTCGGTGTCGCTGGAGTGGACCACGTTGCCGTCCGGCTCGCCGAACAGGTAGGTCACCAGTGCCAGGACGGCGCGCGGATCGTTCTGCAGCTGGGTGCCGGGGACGTTGAGGCCGATGTTGAGGATGAACTTCATGACGGTGCTCCTTGATGGTGCAGCGGATGCTGGCACTCGATACAGCCTGGCACGCCAGGCTGGGGCGAGGGTCAGACCTTGGCGGGGCGGTCAGCCCTGGCGATGTGCAGGCGGTTGTCGCTGGGCTTGGTCAGCTCGACGCCGAGTTCCAGGTTCAGGCCGACCTTGGCGCCACCGGAGGTGGTGATCGTCTTCGCGGTGCGCTTCACGACCGTGATGTAGCTGTTGCCGTAGGCGTAGGACTTGCCGATCTCGAAGGTCTTCATCGTGGTCTCCTTGGTGGCCAGGACCGCCCTGACCGTGGAGCCAGTATAGGCGACCAACCTACCCCTGTCCAGTACACCGGCAGGACGCAGCGTTCCATCCATGCAACGATGGCTCAGGCCGCACCAGGCTTGCATCTCAGCCAGGAAGCGTGTACCGTTGGCGGATGAAGATCACCCGAACCGTTTTCATGGCTCTGGGCGTGCTGATGCTGGGGATCGTGGCGCTGTCGGTGATCGTGACCGTGGTCGCGCTCCTGGTGCTCATAGCGGCCAGGGTCAACCCCGTGCTCGGTGCAGCGCTTGCCGTCCTGGCAGCGGCCGGATACCGAGTGGCAACCGACTGGAAACCCAAGTGGTTTCTGGAATGAAGGAGATTTCCCGTGGCATATGATCGAGGAACGGAGCCGGCAATGCCGGTCACGAGCTACCAGGACTGCCAGTACCCTGGCTTGACGATCCGCGATGAGTTCGCCAAGGCCGCGATGCAGGGCATCCTGTCTGGCTACGCCAGGTGGCCCAGCCCCGAAGACATCGCCGAGATCGCGCGCCGCAGCGTGTGGATGGCTGAAGCGCAGCTGCGCGCACTGGAACCGAAATGAACGCGAAGGAACAGGGGTTGCCGGAGTTGCCGCAGAACGTGACGGAAGATCAGCGCCGCGCCATCCAGTCGTTTGTTCACAGCGCGATAGTCCCGCTGATCGAAGATGTGATTGTCAAGAAGCTCGGGCAGGCAGCGATAGTGTTGCGAGATGAGCTGTCTGGCGCCGCCCACCCCCCGGCGCTGGCCCGCGTGGCGGTGACGGAGGCGATGGTGGAGGCTGCGTGCGCGAAGTTCTGGCAGCACTGGGGCAACATCCCCGACAAGGAGTTTCAGCGGATGGTGATGCGCGACGTACTCACCGCAGCCCTCGCAGCCACCCACCCCACCCAGGAGGCAGACAATGGTTGACCGCACCGACCCGCAGACCCGCGCCACCGAGCGCCAGGCTGCCATGTACCGCTGGATCAAGGCCAACTACCACGCGGTCCAGGCAGCGACGCCGGGGCAGCCGCCGGCCTGCCTGTTCCGTGGCCATCCGGACATCCAAGCCAGCGCCAGGAGCTGGGCCGAGATCGAGGCCGCCATCCAGGCGCAGATCGAGGCGAAATCATGAACATCATCATCCACATGCAGCGCCTGGTGCAGAAGCACAAGCGCGGCCGGCTCCACAGGTGCCAGCCCAAGCACATCGTGATCCTGCACAGCGACGTAAGCCCGATGGCCGGCGAGTTCAGCACGCTGCTGCACCCCTTCATCCGCTCGCCGTCCGTGCGCCGCGCCAGGTACGAGAAGGCCAAGTGGGACATCCTGAACGGCCAGGCCTACCTGATGGGCGTGCCGATTAAGGTCGGGTCCGTCCGCGCTGTGGTAGGGTCGCGCCCATGAAGAAGACCATCGCCATCATCGTGCCGGACGACTGCGAGGTCCTGGTGCTCAAGCCGGGCATGCTTGTCTGCGGGAGGCGCGTCCACCAGGCCATCATCGTCGGCGACCTGATCGAAGCCGTCTCGTTCCAGGGCAGGCCAGACGAAACGCTGGCCGAGAAGGTGGCCCGCTGGTACGACGAGGCCTTCCTGACCTGTCTGGCCGTTGGGGCCGAGGTCACGCACCTGGATCGCCCATGATGACCCCGCGCGCCAGATACCACCTCGAGCAGCTGGCCTACCGCGAGGTGCGCCAGGGCCTGGACCCGAGAGCCAGCCTGGCGCCCCTGGTGGCAATCGGCCTGGTCACCCGAGGCGACACAGCTGCAGCATCTACGGCCGCCGAGCAGCGGGCCAAGTTCGACGACCGGCTGGATCGCACCCTGCGGGGTGAGGTGAGCGGGCTGTCCCGGAACTACCGCGTGTCCAGAGTACCCAGAGACCGATGAAGACCAAGACCGACAACCGAACCGCCAAGGTCACGATGGCCGAGGCCCTCCGCCAGGCCGGAGGCCAGCCCAAGCGCGCCACGAAAAACGTGGTTTCGGCGCGGACAGCCAAGGCACCCAAGCCAGCAGGGAAGCCCAACGCCCTCCAGCGCGCCAAGGCCCTGGCCCCCAAGCTGGTGAAGGCCCCGCCCACACAGGCGGAGCTGGCTGCCCAGGCCGAGGATGACCGCAAGGCCCAGGAGGCCTACTACCGCGACGCCCCGGACCTGGACCTGGCCACAGGGGGCCGCCCGACATGCTTCACGCCCGAGATAGGCGTGCGCCTGTGCAGGCTCATCGCGGACGGCACGCCCATGGTGGAAATCTTCCTGATCGAGGGGATGCCCCACAAGCGGACGTTTCTGCGGTGGATGGCCAAGGAGGGGCCGGTCTTCGACATCTTCCGCCATCAGGTCGTGCGCGCACGCGAGGCGCGGGCCACGGGCCGGGACCTGGACATCGAGACCTACATCACGCAGCTGACCGACCCGAACCTGTCGACGAAGGCCGGGCTGCGCCGTCTGGACCCCCAGGAGGCGAAGGTGGCCATCGAGGGCCAGCGCATCCTCCAGGCGTGCGAGGCGCCGAAGAAGTACGGCAAGGCCCTGACGCTGAAGGGCGACCCGGCTGCGCCCCTGGTGACGCGCACGGTGCGCGACTACACCGACGCCGAGCTACTGGCGATGGCCCAGGGCGGGCTGGAGCAGTCCGATGGCTGAGACCGCCTCTCAGCGCCTCGTGCGCCAGATGGACGAGACCTGGGAGGCGTGCAAGCGCTACAGCCAGCCCGTCCAGTACATCGTGGTGCCTGGCTTCTGGTTCACCCGCATGAGACCGTCCAGGCGCGGCCGCAGGCTCATCAAGGGCCGGTGGCGCCTGAGTGACCGCTACCGGCGCGAGATCGAGCCGTGGCTCGGCAGGGAGCCGCACACGGTCTACGTCAAGGACCAGCCGATCATCAGAGACCCCCAGGCGTACTGGCGCAACAACTACGAGCAGCAGTGGCCCACCAATGGATGACGACGACGGCAAGATCGGCCCAGGCAAGCTGCGGTGCATCGGCGGCCCCATCTCCGGCACCTGGAAGCCCAGGTCCTGGGATGGCCGGTGGAGCACCTACAGCCCGCCCAGGACAGAGCTGCAGACCCTGAGCCTCCCCGAGGGCAGCTACGAGCGACTCAGCGCCCCCATCACCAGGCACCGCTACCGCTTCGTCCGAGACGACGGCGGCGCCCGGCACTTCGAGTACGTAGGAACCGAGTGACACCCCAACCGCAACCCAACCGTAACCCAGTGGGTTACCAGGAGTAACCAAGATGCGCCCCATCGAGTTCCCCGGCTGCAACGCCATCTTCGGCGCGGATCAGCCCGAGTACATGCCGCTGCCGGCCTACCGCAGCCCCCAGGGCGAGGTCACCGCGTGCTGGCAGCTGACCGACGACGAGCGTGCCGAGGTGGCCAGGACCGGCCAGGTGTTCGTCACCCTGCTCAGCGGCAGCCGGCCGCTCACCCCGCACTACGTCGCGGTGGTGGGGCCTGAGCTGGCCAAGCCGGCTGCGGCCGCTGAAGGGGAGGCCTGAGTCATGAAGATCAGGGTCTCCAAGATCGAGGTCTACCAGGACGCCAAGGGTGAGTGGCGCTGGCGCGCGAAGGCCAGCAACGGGCGCATCGTGGCCGAGAGCGGCGAAGGCTACAGCTCGATGTCCGGCGCCGAGCGCGCCATCCACACGGCTGCCAACGTCATCTACGGGGCCGACATCAAGGTGCTGCTGCCGAAGAAGCGCAAGGGGAGCCGCCATGTTTGAGCTGATCTGGAAGCTGGCCGTGGGCGCGGTCTCGCTCTGCGTGCTCGTGGCCATCGTGATGGTCTGCCTGCTGGCCCTGATGTCGCTGTCGCTGGCCGTGCTCAACCGCCTGGCCAGGGCGCGCAGGCACCACCGCACGCGCTACACCAGGCCCGAGACTGGGCAGCTGTGGAGCAGCGGCGTGGTCGAGTACAGCATCATGGGGGACGCCGGCAGGGAGTTGTACATCCGCAAGGACTTCAGCGCAGGAAGCGTCACCTGGACCGAATCCAGGGCCGACTGGGCGCGCCGGATCAAGCGCGAGAAGCTGTACCTGGTCAGCCAATAGCGGTACACTATCCGCCCCCATTCCGGGGGAACAACCGAAGCCCGAGGAGGGCGCATGAACCAGCATCAGGAACAGATCATCAAGTCCGAAGAAGAAGGCATCGAGCAGACGGTCGATGGCCTCAAGAGCAGGCTGTCCGCTTTCGCGTCGCGCTCTGCGGCGTGGCTTGTGGTCAGCGACGCGATCCAGCGCAACCTGGGCCACATCCTCGTGCCGCGCAGCTCCGGCATGGGCGAGGCGGTGGCCAGGATCGAGCAGGCCGCTGGCCTCATCAAGCAGCTTCAGGTCCAGCTGGACAACGCCGAGAAGCACAAGCAGGGCCTGCGCGACGAGGTCAAGCACGCCCGCGAGGGCTGGAACCAGGCGATCAACAATGCCAACGAGGCCATCGACCGCAACGCCAAGCTGCGCGGCGAGAACGCCGACCTGGCCAAGCGCCTGCAGTCGGTGAACGAGGCGATGCCGGTGATCCAGGCCCTGGCCGACGACATCGCCAAGGACCGCGACCTGTGGCGCAACCGCGCCGAGGGCGTGCGCGACCAGCTCGAGCAGCACAGCCAGCGCATCGAGAACCTGACCGTCGAGCGCGATGCGTACAGGACGCAGTGCCAGACCTACGCCGAGCGCCTCATGGCCATGACCCGCGTCCAGGCGCCGAACTTCACCATCAAGCCGATCTTGGGCGGCGACTTCGAGGTCAAGCCGGCGCACGACAAGACCGCCAGCGAGCTGCACGACGAGCAGCTGGCGATCCGGGTCGGCGAGGATCGGCCGCGCGCCAGCACCACCATGGACCCCAGCGACGAGGCGATGGCCGGCGCCGCCTACAGCCGCTACAGCGACGTCGGCCATGCCGAGGTGCTGCGCGACTCGGTGGCGCAGGAATACGCCGAGCCGGCCCCCGAAGGCACCGTGGCCCAGACCGCACCGGGCCTGAAGGAGGCCACCGTGCTGGAAGGCGACCAGGGCGGCGTCGCGCTGCTGGTGCCGCTGCCGAGCGGTTGGGGCCTGCACCGCACGCTGTGATGGAGCAGAACCTCCACAGTCCCATGCTGGCCGGGCGAGAACCCTCCCCGGCCGAATGGTCCAAGGCGATGGAGCAGCTGCTCCACGCCAAGGGCGGAACCCCGGCGCCCCCTACCAAGGGGGCGTTCGTTCGTGGCCAGGTGGGACCTGTGAAGCAGGAGGTGCTGGCCCTGGTAGGGGCCAACCCAGGCATCACGGCCCCGACGCTGTGCAGGCTCATGCCTGACGTCAGCGCTGCCAGGGTAAACTGCGCGATCTCCCAGCTGTTCAAGACCAGCCATGTGAGCCGAGACGGCGAGCACGGGAGCTACCGCTACCGACTGAAGGGGGCATGAGATAGGCGCCGAGCATCCCATCACGCAAGCCCAGGCCGCCGCAGAGCTTCTGCGGCGTCGCCGTGCGCGCAAGTCGCTGGTGGCCTACAGCCAGAGCATCGACATCCCAGGCGCGCCGATCAACGATGATCCGGACGCCTGGCTGTTCAAGCCCATCGAGTCGAGCGTGGCCGCCCACCACCGGCTGCTGATGGCCAAGATTCAGGAGTGCATCGAGCGCGACTACGGGCGCCTGATCGTGCTCATGCCGCCAGGCTCCGCCAAGACGACCTACACCAGCGTGGTGGCGCCGGCATGGGCCATGGGCCGCAAGCCAGGGTTCAAGGTGATCGCCACCAGCTTCAGCCAGGTACCGGCCGACCGCATGTCCAAGCGCTGCCGGCAGATCGTCAGCTCGAGCCAGCACCGCGCGATCTTCGGCAACAGCCTGGCGCACGGCCAGGGCGGCGTCGCCGAGTGGAGCCTGGACAACGACAGCACCATGCTGGCCGCCGGCATCCTGGGCAGCATCACCTCGGCCCGTGCCGACCTGGTGATCATCGACGACCCAGTGTCTGGCCGCGAGGACGCCGACAGCGAGACGATGCGCCGCAAGATCAGGCAGGCCTACGACGACGACCTCATGACGCGCCTGAAGCCGAAAGGCTCGGTGATCCTCATGCAGACGCGCTGGCACCTGGACGACCTGGCCGGCTCGATCCTGCCCGAGGACTACGCTGGCCAGAGTGGGCCGATCAAGTGCCGCGACGACCAGGTGTGGGAGGTGCTCTGCCTGCCGGCGCGAGCGGAGCGCAACGACGACCCCCTGGGCCGCAAGCCTGGCCAGTACCTGTGGCCGGAGTGGTTCGACCGCAAGCACTGGACGATCTACGAGGGCGTCGACCGCACCTGGAACGCCCTGTACCAGCAGCGCCCGAACAGCGGCACAGGCGGCGAGTTCACGGCCGGCATGTTCAGCCGCTACGTCAAGACGCCCAAGGGCCTGGACTGGCTGCTGTCGACCGACTTCGCGGTGACCGAGAAGACGCTCAAGACCCACCCCGACTTCACTGAGCACATCGTCGCCGGCATCGACCAGGAGGGCGACATCTGGATCGAGCGCGTGGTCGGGTCCCAGAAGCGCACCCGCACGACGGTGGCCAAAGGCCTGCAGCTGGCCAAGGCGTTCAACTGCGCCGAGTGGCTGATCGAGAAGGGCGTCATCCTCAACGCGGTGCAGGACACCATCGACACCCAGATCGAGGAGCTGGCCGAGGCTGGCGATCCGGTCAATGTGGGCGTGGTGCCGATGCCCAGCAGCAAGGACAAGATCGCCAAGATGGCTGCGTTCCAGGAGCGCGCCGAGCAGGGAAAGGTCCACGTTAAGGCTGGACCGGAGGGCGACGCCTTCATAGCACAGCTGTGCGCCTTCCCGTTCGCGCGCTACGATGACAAGGCTGATGCCGCAGGCCAGGTTGGCCGGCACATCAACAAGATCAAGGGGCCGCCGCGCGACAAGCCGGTGAAGAAGCGCGGACCCAAACCGTTCACTGCGCCGTGGGCTACGCAGGCTGATGCTGCAGACGAAGAAGCCGAGAGGCTCGAGAAGGAATACTACCGATGATCATCGAAGACGAAGACCAGGGCCTCACCCCGCTCCAGGAGGGCATCGCTGCCGCAGGCACCGAGGACGCGGACGCTGAGCTGACGCGCAAGCGGATGGTCGAAGGGCAGCGCGTCACCAAGCTGCTGGAGATGATCTCGGACGGCCGCAAGTTCGACGAGGCAGCCTACGCCGCGATGGCCAAGGATCGCCTGTACGCCCGAGGCATCACCGGCAGCAAGATCAAGGTGAACCTGATCCAGAGCTACATCGACACCTGGACCTCGATCCTCTACGCCCGCGACCCCGACGTCGATGTGCTGCCGTCCGAGGAGGTCAGCCAGAAGGGCCGCGAGGACGCGCGCCTGTTCGCCAAGACCCTCGAGGTGGTGATCCACAAGCTGTGGAAGCGCGGCAAGGTGAAGCGCGCCGGCATCAAGTGGGTGCGCGCCGCCCTGTCCGTTGGCATCGGCTGGCTGCGCGTGACCTGGCAGCAGCGCACCATGCAGGACCCGGTGATCAAGTCCCAGATGGACGACATCCAGGACAACCTCAAGCGCCTGGTGGCCATGAAGGCCGAGATGGCGGAGGGCTACGTCGCCGAGGACGCCGAAGCGCAGCAGCTCGAGTACGAGGAAGCGATGGAGGTGCTGGAGCAGAAGGTCGAGCGCATCATCTCGCGCGGCATGGCGTTCGACTTCATCCGCTCCGAAGACGTCACCGTGTCCAACGAGGTCGACTCGGTGATGGACTACCCCGATTCCCCGTGGGTGGACATCCGCTTCTTCAAGGCCTTCGATACCGCGTGCGCCATGTTCCCGGACGTCCCGCTGGACGTCATGAAGTCGGCCACCCTCTACAGCCGCGTGAAGCAGCTGCCCGTGGGCGAGGCGCCCAAGCCGGGCATCACCAAGCAGGCGCCGGAAGACGCCGACAACTTCGCCCGGCAGGCCTCCGACGCCGTCAACAACACCGACTGCTCCGGAATGTTCGTGTGCATCCATGAGCTTGAGCACCGCGACAGCGGCATGGACTACACCATGATCGAGGGCGTGCCGATGTACCCGCGCCAGCCGGTTGCGCGCAAGCCCTACGCCACGCGGTTCTACACCGTCTTCGGCCTGAGCTTCAGCGAGACCGATGGCATGCGCTACCCCGAGTCGCTGAACACCCGCAGCCACACGCTGCAGGACGAGTTCACCAACCTCGAGTCGCGCCTGGCCACGCACCGCCAGCGCGTCATCCCGAAGATTCTGTTCAACAAGAACAAGATCGCCAACAAGGGCATCAAGGCCATCACCGACGCCGTCACGGGCGAGATGGTTGGCGTCGAGGTGCGCGGCAACATCGACCTGTCGAAGCTGCTGTTCGTGCCGGCCTACCCCCAGGTGGACATGGGCCTGTACGACACCAGCAACATCACCCGCAGCATGGAGATCGTGTGGGGTACCCAGGAAGCCGTGATGGGTTCGATCTCGGTGGCGAAGACCGCGACCGAGGCGAAAATCCAGGAGGCCGGCACGGGCGCCCGCACCAGCTCCAAGCGCGACGAGCTGGACGACCGCCTCACCGAGATCGCGCAGTACACGGGCGAGCTGGCTATCCAGGTGCTCGACGCGGCTGACGTTCGCGGCCTGGCCGGCGCTGAAGCGCTGTGGCCGGAGATCAACAAGCCCGAGGACCTGGACGCCTTCGTCCAGGTGCAGATTCGCGCCGGCTCCAGCGGCAAGCCCGACACCGCCGCCGAGATCGAAGCCTGGTCCCAGCTGATGCCGATGATCAGCCAGGCCATCGGCGACATCGCCGCGCTGCGCAAGTCCAACCCGCTGGATGTGGCCGACAAGCTCGAGGCCCTGCTGGAGGAGACGGTGGAGCGCTTCGGCGACAAGATCGACATCACGCGCCTGATCCCCCAGGTCCAGGGCATCGACCCCGCCACCGGCCTGCCCATCGACCAGGCTGCCATCGCGGCGGCCCAGGGCCTGGTGCCTGGCGGCGAGGGCGCCCCTGCTCCGACGCCGGACGGCCTGCCCGCGCCGGCCGCGCCCGAAGGTGAGACAATGCCGCCTCCCGGCATGGCTGGCCCGGTCGGCCCCGCCAACGTAAACCCCATGGTCTAGGAGACCGCAGTGAGCGAAGCACCGAACGTCGTACCGATCCGCCCCGGCTTCCAGGTCCAGGAAGGCGAGGACCTCCCGCACTTCAAGCTGATGCAGGAGATCGCCCGCGTGGCCCATGAAGGCGTGTGCGGCCTGCGCCAGGCCAATGGCTTCGGCGATTGCCCGCCCTGGGAGGAGACCACCGTAGAGGAGCGCCAGCACGCGATGCAGGCCACCATCACGGTGATCCGCCACCGCAGCTTCGACAGCGAGGGCCTGCACGAGAAGTACATCGCCGAGATGCAGGACAACGGCTGGACCTACGGCGAAGCCATGGACCCGCAGCTCAAGACCAGCCCGATGCTGGTGCCGTTCGCGGCGCTTCCCATCGAGCAGCGCCAGGAGGACATGGTGTTCCGCGCCATCGTCCTCGCCCTCTACACCCGGTAACCGGAGAACCCGATGAAAACCATGCACCAGACGCACCAGGACGAGCCTGGCGACGAGATCGACGACGAGGCGGCCGACGCTGCCGCTGCAGCCGCCGCCGCTGACCAGGGCGCTCCTGATGCCGCCAGCCCGTTCCGCAAGGGCGTCGAGCTGGCCGGCAACGCCGTGGACCTGGATGAGGTTGCCCCGCTGCAGCCGACGCCGGCTGCTGGCACCACGGCGGCCACCGACGAGGGCGTCGACGACGAGGGCAATCCGATCGTCCCGGCCGGCGAACAGCCTGCCCCGGCCACGCCCGAGGAAGAAGCCGAGGCCGAGCAGGCCGCTGCCGAGAAGAAGTACCAGGAAGACCTGGCCAAGGACGTCGCCGCGCTCGAGGCCGAGGGCGCCAAGCCCAAGACCATCGAGCGGTTCAAGACGCTGACGGCGCGCGTGCGCGAGCTGGAGACGGCCAGCGCCGAGCTGCCGGCGCTGCGGGATCAGGCCAAGGCGGCGGTCGACTGGGAGGAAACCGTCACCAGCACGGGCGCCGCGCCCGAGCAGTTCGCCAACGTCCTGGGCTACCTCCACACGATCAACAAGGGCAGCCGCGAGGACCAGCTGAAGGCCTTGGGCGCGCTGGACAAGGAGCGTGCCTGGCTGGCCCAGAAGCTGGGCATCAAGTCCGAGGGCTACGACCCGCTCGATGAGCACGAGGACCTGAAGGCCAAGGTGCAGAAGGGCGAGATCGACGAGAGCGATGCGCTCGAGATCGTCGAGTCGCGCCGCCTCAAGGCCGAGCGCGAGCAGGGCGAGCAGCAGAAGACCATGGAACAGCGCCAGGAGATGGCCATCGGCGAGATCGCCGAGATGGGCAAGGCGCTGCGCGGGAAGGACCCGCTGTTCAAGGAGAAGCTCGCCTACCTGAAGCCGACCATCGCCGTGATCCAGAAGACCCTGCCGCCCGAGCAGTGGAAGGGCGAGATCGAGGCGGCCTACAAGGCGCTGCCGAAGGTGCAGCCAGAGGTCAAGCCCAAGCCGCGCGTCACGGCGCCGGCCACGCGCCCGACCGGCGGCGGCAACATGAAGCCCGAGGTCACCTCCGGCAACGCCTTCAGCATGGGCGTGCAGGCGGCGAAGAATGCCGGGCGTTGACAGCTTGAAACTTGCGTGAAAGCATGTGGGTTGCCAGGTGGTTCAATGCCTGGCAACCCGCTTCGCAGTATCGTCAGGGTCGCCCCCTGGCAGCACAGAGTTTGAGGGGTCGTGTCCTCGCAGCGGATGGTGAACACAAACCCATTCCCCGCTCCTGGAGACACACAAATGCCCATTACCCCGGCCCAGTTCGCCCTCGGCGCGAACTACCAGCTCGAAGCCTACGCGAAAGAAGACCCCATCGATCAGTTCACCCAGGCTCGCCCGTTCACCAACTGGCTGATGTCGAAGAAGACCCCGACCGTTGGCGGCAACGAGTACTTCAACGAGAAGCTCCGCAAGAGCAACGACTCGAACTACCAGAACTACTACGGCGACGACCAGGTGTCGTACAACCGCCGCGACACCGTGCGCCTGGCCAAGTTCCC